CATTTAATTTCTCTAAATGGAACACCAATAGCAGCAAGTGCTTTAGCACTCCCCGATTTAGATGATGCAGTAGGAGCTGCAACTCTTGTTTATGGGACATTATTAAACCAAAATGATTATATAGAGTTATGGGTTGAAAACATCTTAGATGATGATGATATAAGTGTATACGATATAACGATGTTAATACGAGAATAGAGATGCTTAATTTTCCAGGAGATAAATATGGGGAAATAACTGATAAAGGTACTCAAACTCTCATTGAATCCTTCCCAGAATATTTCAACAACCCCAATGGTGTATTTTATGACTTGGGTTCCGGTAATGGTAATTTAAGTATTTATATATCATCCAACACCCCCATAAAAAAAGTTTGCGGTATTGAGCTTCATGATGAAAGATATAATAATTCCAAGGAAAAAATTAAACACCTAAACTTAAATCAATTATCATTTATACATGACGATTTTAATAATTGTAACTTATCAGATGCTACTATAGTATACTCAGATAATAGAGGAATGCCTCGAGATAAATTTAATATGGCATACGATGACCTACCTAAGGGTTGTTTGGTAATTAGCACTCGAAGATTTAAGGTTTTAGAGAATAAAAAGAGGTATAAAAGAACGGATATAATAGATAAAACCTACGCTTTTCATAAAACAAATTGGTACATAATAAAAGAATAATATGGTTTGGACTCACAATGGAAAAAAAATTTCAGAAATTTCCCATTTCCCAAAAAATACATTTGGTTTTGTTTACAAAATCGAACACATCCCCTCAGGTAAATCCTATATAGGTAAAAAAGTACTTTATCATAATCGTAAAGTTAAAGTAACTAAAAAAGATTTATTAGTATATGAGGGAGTAAAAGGTAGAAAACCTACCCATAAACGAGTAGTTAAAGAATCAGATTGGTTAAAATACTATGGTTCAAATAAACACCTAACAGAGTTAATTGGGAAAGAATCTTTAAAGGATTTTAAACGTAGTATTATAAAATTAGCTCCAAATAAAAAATTACTAACATACTATGAAACCCAATATCAATTCATGTACCAAGTGTTAGAAAGGCCTGATATGTTTTTTAATGACAACATCCTTGGAAAGTTTTTTACAAAAGATTTTGAATCCCGATAAACATTTATTATATTAATGTTATATGATAAATGAATTGTTAGTTAATCTAGTAGATTCAGTTTTAGGAGTTGGAAAAAGAACATCAAAAGGTAATCAAGCCTACCACTGTCCTTTTTGCAATCATCGTAAACCGAAACTAGAAATTAATTTTACTGAAAATAAAAAAGGTTATAATCCCTGGCATTGTTGGGTCTGTAATACTAAAGGTAAAACATTAAAAATATTATTCAATAAAGTTAAAGCTTCCCCTGAAAGATTTAATGAATTATCTAAATTAGTTAAAACAAAAGATGCTGTTGAATATGTAGTAAAATCTACAGACATCAAACTCCCAGAAAATTTTAAAACAATATTAAATAATAAAAACCTTACAGCTAAACAAGCATACAGGTATTTAAAAAAAAGAAATTTAACTAAGGATGATATTTTAAAATATAACATAGGTTATTGTGATTATGGTAAATATAAAAATATGATAATTATACCTTCCTATGATTGTAATGGTAAATTAAATTATTTTATTTCTCGTTCATTTGAAAAAGATGCTTTTATAAAATACCGAAACCCAGATTGTTCAAGAGATATAATTCCATTTGAATTATTTATAAATTTTGATTTACCTATAATACTATGTGAGGGAGCATTTGATACAATTGCAATTAAAAGAAATGCTATACCATTATTAGGAAAAAATATCCAATCTAATTTACTTAAAAAAATAGTTAAGTCAACAGTTAAGAAAATATATATAGCTCTGGATACAGATGCTATTAAACAGGCTTTAAAACATTGTGAATATTTAATAAACCAAGGTAAAGAAGTATATCTTGTTGAATTAGAAGGAAAAGATCCAAGTGAGATGGGATTTAAAAATTTCACTAAACTAATTCAAAATACTTTACCATTAGATGAATACCAACTAATGGAAAAGAAACTTTCATTAATATGAAAAAAAGAAATATAAAGAAAAAATATAACAGAATATTAGAAATATCTGAAGATCATAAACAAATTACCTTACCAGATTCTAGATATTATAGAAGAAATGGTGAATACTATCCCTCAATAACCTATGTTTTAAGTTGTTATCCTAAGGGTAAATTTTTTCAAGATTGGTTAAAAAAAGTAGGTTACTCTGCTGACTGGATAGTTAAAAAAGCAGCAGATGAAGGTACACAAGTACATGAAATGTGTGAAGATTATTTAAATGGTAAAGAGCTAAACTTTTTAGAACATGGTATACCCATGTATGACCCAAATGTATGGCAAATGTTTTTAAAATTTGTTGATTTTTGGGAAACATATAATCCAACCCTATTAGAAGCAGAAGTACATCTATTCTCAGATAAGCTTAAAGTAGCAGGTACATGTGATTTAGTATGTGAAATAGATGATGAACTATGGATTATAGATTTTAAAACATCAAACCATTTACAAACAACTTATGATTTGCAGACCGCTGTTTACGCTCAATGTTATGAAGAATGTTTTGGGAAAAAGATAGACAGACTAGGAGTTCTATGGTTAAAATCATCCAAACGTGGACCTAAAGAAGATAAAATTCAAGGCAAGGGTTGGGAAATGTATGAATCAAAACGTACAAAAGATGAAAACATAGATATATTCAAAACAGTTAAAAAACTGTTTGACCTAGAAAACCCAAAACATTCTCCCATATTTACTGAATTCAGAACTATAGTTAGGAAAAAAACATAGTATTTATACCCATGATTAAATTAGTAGATTTGTTATTAGAAGTACAAGGTAAACCAAAAGCAATTATTCTAGCTGGAGCCCCAGGAGCAGGAAAAGGATATGTACTAAGTGGTTTAGATTTAGGGGGTTTAAAAGTAATGAATATTGATAATATTTTTATTGATAAACTTAAACAAGCTAATGTAACATTAGATTTAAAAAATGCTACTCCTGAAGAAAGAAGTATACAAGCCAAACAAATGGCTGCTGCAAATAAAGAATTTAAAGGCGACTTACAGGATACAATTGAAGGTAAACAATCATTTATTTTAGATGGAACTGCTGCCTCCCAAAAACAAACATTAAAATTAAAAAATGAATTAGAAGAAGCAGGATACGAGGTGTTTATGCTTTATGTTTATACTGATTTAGAACGTTCATTAAAACAAAATCAAGATAGATTTGAAAAATCAGGTGGTAAAGATAGAAGTTTAGCCCCTGCTATTGTAATGCGTACTTGGATGAATGTAACTAAAAATTATGAACCTTATAAAGAAATATTTGGGAATAATTTTGCATTAGTATCTAATACTTTAGATGATGGGTTAGCAAATGTTGAAGATATTATAGATAAATATTTAACCCCCTTTAAACCTACAGGAACTAAAGAAAAAACACCTGCCCAAAAAGAAAAATCAGCTAAACAATATGCTGAAATGAAGACAGATATTCAAAATCTCCTAAATGATGAATCTGCCTCAAAAATAACTTCAAATGCTTTGTCAAAAGAAGAAGCACAAACCAAAATTAAACAATTCATATCATGAATGAATTAAGTACATTTTTAGTAGATAACATTTTAAATGAAAATGTAGATCAAGTGACTGCTTTATTTGGAGGAGGATTTAAACCTCCTACTAAAGGTCATTTAGAAGTAGTTCTTAAAGGCCTCCAACAATCCCCAGAAGTAAATAATTTAAAAATTCTAGTAGGTAAAAAAGAAAGAAATGGTTTTACTCAAGACCAATCAGTTAAAATATGGAATTTTTATAATGATATAAATTTAATCCCAGTACCTACTGATGTTATTGCTGTTAACTCTCCTTTTTCATATTATAAAGAATACTTAAAAGAACATCCCAATGATAAAACCTATATTTTTATAGGTTCAAGATCTGAAAATAAACAAGATCAATTGGATGTTAAACAAAGATCTGAATTTGTAAAAAATTATAGTGATAATGTTATCCCTCTAGAGATATCTACCCTAGGAGGCATAAGTGGAACTGAAGCTAGAAAATTATTTAAAACAGATATAGATGGTTTTAGAAATATGTTCCCTGAAAATCTAACTAAAGGTGATTGGATAAAAATACAAAATATACTCCGCGGTAAATCAATTGATTCAACGTCAAATCAACTATCAACCAAAACTGAACCACTATCTCCATTAAATGAAAATGCTACATATTCTAACCACATTGATTATAAGCAGCAAATTATAGATTTAACTAAACATATGTTAGATAAGGGTATGAATATAAAACCTCTACCTAAAGTCATATTTAAACACGGAGACCAAGAAAATGCATCTCAATTTTTAGGTAAAACGGCATATTACAGTCCTAGTGATATGACAGTTGTTTTATACACTGAAGGTAGACATCCCAAAGACATAGTTAGATCATTTGCTCATGAGATGGTACACCATATTCAAAATCTAGAAGATAGATTAGGTGGTATTAATACTACCAATACAATGGAAGATGATCACTTAAATGATATTGAAAAAGAAGCCTACACAAAAGGTAACATGACATTCAGAAATTGGACTGACAATAAAGATGGAGAAGAAGTTACTAGTTTAAATGAAAAAAACAAAGATCTATTTGGTTTAAATCAATATGCTAGAGAATTAGTTAAAGAAATTTTTAGTAAAACGGTAACTATAGATATGGATCCTATTATTAAAACATTAGAATTTGAAATGCCAACAGGACAAGAAACAGATGAAAATGCTATATCTATAATAGATGCTGCTCCTCAAGGAAAAGTTCCCCACCCAGTATTTTTAGATTTTTATGCTAAATTTGATAAATATTTTGGTGAAGAAAATGATAATAGAATGTTAGATAATTTTGGATTAGAATATTTGTTATCTAATGTGTTAAATCTTCCCAATGAAGATATCCAAACAGTTATAAACCATTATAATATCACAGATCAGGATAGTGTAGAATGGTTTGAACAACATGATAATGAATTAGAAAAAGATGAAGAGCATAATATACCTGGGTTTAATGATACAGATGATGATTATGAATCAGTTATAAACTATAGAAAACAACAATTAGCAAAATCCTTGGAGGAGCAAGAAAGGGTTCGTATATTTAATAAAAATTGCAACTGTGATAAAACTTAAAGAAATATATAACAAAATAATTGAAGTTATCGAACCCCCAAAATACACATTATATTGTGATATGGATGGTGTGTTATGTGATTTTGAAAGAAGATTTGAAGATTTAACAGGTATGTCTCCTAAATCCTTTAAAGATAAAGAGGGTATAGATGAATTTTGGAGAGTAATAGATGAAGATGGAGTTAGATTTTGGGTAGGAATGCCTTGGATGCCTGATGGAAAAAAATTATATGATTATATAAAACCAAATTTATATTCTTTACTATCATCTCCATCATGGGATAATAACTCTCGTTTAGGAAAACGATTATGGGTTAAAAAAAATATGCCGGGAACTAAATTAATTTTAGCAACAAGAAAAAACAAACAGCAATATTCTAAAGAAAATTCAATACTTATAGACGATCTTAAGGTAACCATTGATGAATGGAACGCCGGAGGAGGTATAGGAATCCTGCATACCTCAGCTGATTCTACAATAGAACAGCTCAAAGCGCTGGGATTATAAGTTTAACCAAAATCTAAATTATGGAAAATCTAAAGATGATTATTAATTCCTCATGGTTCAGAGCTGCTCTAGCGGGTGGTTGTGCTGCTGCATTATTTGTAACAGGCAACATCCTCTATGCAGGTATAGCTATAGGAATTGGTGTAAGAGAGTTATTACTAGCTTTTAAAAGTTAAA